AATGGTTTATCAATGGGATTTGTCTAAAGGGTATGAAGAAAGAACGCCTTTTGCTCATGGATTCCCCAAACTACCGGTTCTCTATGCTTATCGTCCTGAACCTTATTGCAAAAAGATAAAGACTTTCCGTGTCCGGTTGGAGAAACTGTTATCTAATTATGCCGACTGTATTGACTATCATTTCTTTCCGTTGCTGAAATTAGTCGGTAGTGTAGCCGGATTTGCTGGCAAAACAAAAGATAGGATAGTCAAATTGGAAGATGGTGCGGATGCTCAATACTTGACGTGGAACCAAGTTCCTGAAACAATTCGTTTTGAAGCCGAAACGCTTACGAACAACGCTTATGATATGTCTAACACTCCACGTATTTCTTTTGAAACCTTGAAAGGTGTTGGCAAGGCTTCCGGCACCGCTTTTCGTTTCATGTTTATGGGTGCGCATATGAGCGTAAGTAATCATGCGGAAGTGATAGGGGAGTTTCTGCAACGAAGGGTTAATTTCCTTGTTTCTGCTTTAGGAGCGATTAATCCAACTGAGTTCAATAAGGCATCACAGACGATTGATATCGAGACAGACTTGGTTCCTTTTATGATTGATGACTTAAATGACAAGGTTACTACCGCTGTTTCTGCCGTCAGTGGTGGAGTATGGTCCAGGCGTGAGGGGATTATGTTTGCTGGAAATGCTGATAGAATTGATGAAGAGTTGAAAGAAATCGAGGAAGAACAGAGTTTGAAAAATGAAAAGGTGATTCCTGCTACAAAAGAATGACTTTTGGTTAATTGTGAATAGATAGCGGAGTTTTTCAGTCCCGCTTTTTTCTTGTGCATAATTCGATATTATAAAATATTTATGCTATAATAGTTTTATAATTCAAAATTATTTAGTACTTTTGTATCAAATGAACAACGTATGAGAATAGTATCACATAAAAAGCTGAAAGATTTCTATGAAACCAAAGGTTATGAAGATTCACGCATAGCCTTAGAGCGTTGGTATGATATAACAGAAAAAGCCGAATGGAAAAATTTGTCTGATATAAAGGTTGATTTTCTTTCTGCTGACTATGTAGGCAACCAACACTACGTTTTCAATATCAGAGGCAACAACTATCGGTTGGTTGTCGTTGTTAAGTTTACAATTGGGTACGTCTTCATTCGCTGGGTTGGTACTCATAAAGATTATGATAAAATAGATTGTTCAACCATTTAAGATATAGGATATGAATAAAGTAACGAAAGAACAATATGAATTTGCACTGGCGAGAATAGAGGAACTTTTGCCATTGGTTGATGACAACACCCCTGCAAACGATAAGAATGCAGTGGAGCTCACTGTTATGTCCGATATAGTGATTGCTTACGAGAAGGAGCATTATCCGATAGAAAAGCCGACCGTTGCGAAATTGATAGAATTATCTCTTGAAGAAAAGGGGATGACGCAGAAACAACTTGCCGGTGAGATCGGAATAAGCCCTTCACGTGTTAATGACTATCTTTCTGGACGTTCGGAGCCAACATTGAAGATAGCAAGACTTCTTTGTCGGGTGTTGAATATTCCTCCAGCTGCAATGCTTGGATTTTAAACAGAAAAATATAATACTAAGTATAAATTTCATTTTGATACTATGAGTGAAATAAAGATTGGTAATGATGATTTTATCCTTTATATAAGGAAGAATCAGAGGGCAGATGGGTTGATGTCTAAAACAAAGAATGATAGACTTGGTCGGATGATATGGGAATTTATTAGAGATAATAAATTCGGAAAGAAAGTTTCAGAGGATAGTGTTTCTTGCATTTGGAATCCTATAGGATGCAATGATGATGGCTTTGGACTTCCTAAAAATGCAACCCAGTTTTATATTGATACTTCAAAACTGGAAGTTATTTATGATGAATTGTATCTAATGTCTCAAAGATAAGTTTTTATAAATTCAAAATGTAGCCGTGTTCCTTTATTAGTTCACGGCTTTTTTTATTCTATTTCTTCACAATCTCTTCTTGGTGAATTCTACACCATCTAATTATTTCCCTTCCACTTACTTACTTCCTACTTTTATACCGTATTCACGACAATGGTTCTATTGTCGTGAATAGGAAGCTTAAATATTTACTAATCATCTGTATTGGTGGTATTTTTACTTCTGCAAATTGAAGCTCAAATTTTAATTCATACAGTATGACAATTTTAGAACAAATCTTAGCGGGCCTCCAAACCAAGTTTACTGGGGTGGATGCTGCTATTCTCACCCGAATTGCCACTAAAAAGGCAGAGGGTGTAACGGACGAGACAAAGGTAAACTCTATTGTTGAGGGTATTAGCTTTTCGGACGTGTTAAATTCTTATGGTGATTTTCGTGCAGGGGATGCTACCCGTACTTCTGTTCAGAACTACGAGAAGAAGCATAACCTTAAAGACGGTAAGCCAATCGAGAATCCCAATCCTAACCCAAATCCGAAGCCAGAAGACAAGAAAGATGATGTACCTGCATGGGCACAAGCTTTGATTGATTCAAATAAGAATCTTTCGACTGAACTTTCCGCTTTAAAGCAAGAAAAATTACAGGCTACCCGGCAGGAGCAGATTATGGCAAAGGCAAAGGAGTATGGTATTCCCGAAAACTACGCCAAGAGGTGTGCCATCAAGGACGATGAGGACTTGGATGTTTATTTCAAGGACTTGAAACAGGAGTTCGCAAATGACGGCTTCAAAGGCGTAACCCCTCCCGAATCAGCAGAAACGAAGATTGAGAAAGAAAACGAATCTATCGCAGGTATGATTTCGGAAGGAACAAAAGAAATTGTTGAATCTAAAAAGTAAAATTTATGGCAGCAGGTACTAAGTATAACTTAACCCCGGAATACAAGCCGGAAGAGTTTTACCGTGTAGAAACGGGTGTCAGAAAGAGCGGACCGTGGAAGTTGGATATTACCAACCTCGTAGTAGGTTCTACTCTTCCTGTATTCACCCCAGTACAAGCGGACTTAAAGAAACGGACACTCGTTCCCGTCCGTAATGTGAGAGTTATTGAGGCATACGCTACCGGAGAAACCGCTTTGTCTATCAAGATAGCAAAGGATTCTCTGGCTTATGTGGGCATGTTTATCGGAAGCGGAAAGAAAGGTGCGGAAGTAGCATCTATTGACAAGTCCAATAAAGCCTACGATGTATTAACCATCAAAGCGGCTTTCGGAGAAAATATCGCTAAGGATGCGGTTCTTTTTGAGGCTACCGCAGTGGGTGGTACAGTGAAGAAGAACACTGCTAACTTCGTTCTTTACGATGCAAAGAAGGTGGAAGAAGGAGCATTTTTACCAACTCTATTGATGCAGGCTTATGAAGTAAAGGAAAGCAAGCTGGTTCTTCCTATTCATGAACTGGATAAGGTCGGTCTGACTTCTCGTTTCCAGTTTGAGTATTAATCATTAAAAAGTAGAGTTATGAATTTGACTATACAGACTTTATTCACAGATCCTAATATCGTTCAAGCGATTATTGACCGTGTCCTCCAATTGAGATTGGATACAATCTATTGGAAGCAATACGGAGATTTCTTGGAAACCAAGCAACGTGTTTTCAAAACTTATTTGGGAACAGTTACAGGTGTCGTTGCCGGTTCCATCCTTGGCAAGAATGACCAGAAGCCCATTCGTGAAAGACGCTCACTCGGAGAAGGTGTAACTGAAATCGCTTATCTGGGCGACCGTTACCAAATGGACATTGAACGCTTGTCTCAGTTGCAAGATATTATTGATAAGTTTAATGCCGCCAATACTGCCGACCAGCGTACAATCTTGCAAGAAATCATTGATTTTATCGTTGATGATTACCGCCAAATCCTGCTTGCTCCGCACAAGCGTATGGATATTATCGTTCCCGAATTGTTGATGACTGGTAAGGCGCAGGTTCATTTGGCCGATAATAAGGAAAACATCGAATTGTTGGACATCGAGTTACCGTTCCACTTCCTTACTCCTGATGCTTCAGCAAAGAATGTATTTATCTCTTACTTGCAGCAGGAGATTCAGAAATTGAAAGCCAAATACGGTGTGTTCTCCAAGATGATTATGTCTCGTGGTACGTTTATGAAGAACATTGTAGGTGCTTCCGAGTTCGGGGATAAGTTCAAGATGATTCTTGGTGAGCGTGAGTTTATGGTTAATGCCGGATTGGTTACAGACCAAATGGCATCCAGCGTATTTACAGGTATCGGTCTTCCGGCAATTGAAATCAAGGAAGATTATGTAGAAAATCAGGCAGGCGAGAACGTACAGATTTATCCAGATGACCGTATCACTCTGTTGCGTACCGATAAGGTGATGAAGATGCGCCACCATAAGCCGTATGTAATGACTGATCCCGTTCCGGGACGTTCTTACAATACTTCTGAAGGCCAGATGTCTGTATGTAACTATCGTGACGAAGAAGGTAGATACATGGAATACACCGCTGAATGGATTCCTGAGTTTACCGCTCCGAACAAGATTGTGAATTTCGATTTATCAACCATGAACGCTGTCCCGGAGGGATAAGGAGGATTCTATGAAGATTAAAGTGATTGATATTTTCCGCGACAAGTTTACTGGTGAAGTGTACAATCCGGGTACAATCCTCGATTTTGAAGACGAAACCCGCGTGAAAGACCTTTCGGAACGCAAACTTGCCGAAGTTATTGAAGAGAAGAAAGCCTCTAAGGGGATTTTTCTCTTCGAACAGGAGTTTGAAAAGAAAGACGTTGTAGAAGCATTGAAGTCTATTGGTGTATCTGTAACTGCAAATATGAGGGAGGGAACACTTCTTTCTAAAGCAGGAGAACTGGACGAAGAAAAGACTTCTGCTTTGAAAGAAGCATTAGGTATCGAGTGATGACGGTAAACGGCTACATACAACAGAAGTTCCAGACCTTCGGCATTCAATTGTCGGAAGCTGACCTTTTGGATATGTGTCTGAACTCGAAGATAAGCGGAGAGGGTGAGATAGCCCCCGATAACCATACTCGTGTACACGTATCTATCGCTCGGTTTATCTCCTCTCTATTACTTCGTGCTACATCAATCAGTGAAAGCGGATTTTCCATGTCCTGGAATATTCAGGGCGTCAAGGATTACTATTCGTTACTGTGTAAGCAGTACGGTTTGAAAGACGAGTTGAGCAACAAACCTAAAAGCACTTTCTTATGATATTCGCCCCACACATATTACAAGTAAAGGTAATCACTCCAATGGATAAGGATGAGTTTGGCAGACCCATTCCCGGAACTGGTGGTGAGAGCTGGCAGGATATATGCAAGTGCCGTTGTGATGACAACACTACGAAAGAGTTTTCTTCTGACAATGGCTCTGTATATCGTCCTAATTTCCATGTAGTGTGCGAGAAGAGAATCACGATTAAGGCGGGTAGTGAAGTTCGCTGTATGGATGGTGAGAACGTGCGAGGTCAAGGCGAGGTTTACGCGGTGAAGAATACAAACTGCTTTAACTACTCGGAATTATGGATGTAAAAGTTGATTTTGATTTTTCAGATTTCGAGCCATTTATAGAGGAAGGTGAAACCGAATTTCTTGAAGTTGTAGATAAAGTTGGTTATGAAGCTGATGAATACGATAAAGAACATGGAAGCTATACCGATAGAAGTGGTACTCTGCGTAAATCGAATAAACATACTGCATCAAAAGAAGGCTTGGAACTCTATAATGATGCTACCGCTCCTAATGGTTATCAGTACGCATCTAAGGTTGAAGGTCATGGATTTATGGTCAGGAGTGAAGGTGCTTTATTTGCTTATAAACGATTAAAGGAGGAATTTGAATAATGATAACACCGCAAACCATAGGGAATATACTTCATCGGGATTGCAAAGCTCTTGGTATAAACGAGATATATGTTGTCTTTGAAGGTGATGACAGTAAAAGTGAAGATTTTCCACATATAGACCCTGAAAAGGGATTGGAAAGAGAAATGATAATCATCCATGTGAAAAAGCAAATACCAAGTAAATACTGGAAGAATAGCTTTAATGAGGTGAATATATTCGTACCGCGCATTCAGGGTTATTCTAACCGTATAAGATTGGCAGAACTCGAAAGGCAAGCCAACAAGCTGTTTGATGATGTGGTAAGTTCCTATGACTGTACAACCTATCGTTATTCTATTGATTCAATCGGTACGGAAGCGGACACAGCTTTGAAGTGTCATTATGTGAATGTTAGAATTTTATTTAATGTATTAAATGTAAAATAGTATGATTACAGCAGTAGAAATAGACGAACTGTATTATGCAGAACCTATTGCAACTGTCGCAGACAAGTCAAAAGGTCTGACAGGTGCAGAGGTTGCCGCAATTCTGAAAAATGCAGCAACGAAGCAGGTGAAGAATGTGCATGGTGATACATTCCAGTATGAGGAAACAGAGGCCAATACCACAAAGTATAAAAATGCTTTGAATGGTGAATATTATCGTGAAATAACTGAACCGGGAGAAGTGAAAATTAACTTCACTATTGGTGAGTACGATTACGAAACTAAAGCAGATTTGCAAGGTGGAAAAGCCACTGAAAAGTCTTGGGAAAGGGGAAAGCATAAGACTATCCACAAATGTATCATCGGCAAGACAAAAGACGGTGTATATGTTGTATTTCCAAAAGCGACTATCAATGGACGTGGTGCTAATACAGATAAAGCTATTGGATTGGCAGTAACTGCATCTCCGTTGACTACCGGAATAGAAGGCTTGGCTTCTGAAAAATGGTTCGATGAATCGGAAGTTGTAGCGCCAGAAGGTTGATAGTTTTGATAAAAAAGATTGATTAACAGAAAGGGATGGCAGTAAAATTTCATCCCTTTTTAAAAAGGGGCAATGATGAATAAGGGTTCAAAGATAGTATCAGCTTCGATAATTGGGGCAGATTTCGTGAATGTTACGGTAAACGGCAAGTGTTACACAGTTTTTTCGCCAACGGTGCATAAACTGGCTGGTGCCGGTATGTACCTTTCTGATTTTGGGAATGAACAGGATTTGAAAAGTATTCTTAGAGGTATCAATAACTCTGACGGCGTAGCACATGCACTTTCCTGGCTTGTGAAAGACGATGATAGCCTATTTGAAGAATTATCTCAAGGAACTTTGGATGAACTCGTAGACGCTATCAGTGAGGCTTATTCTCTTATCTCGGTGGAATCTTTTACGAAGCTATCAACTTTGGCGAGGAACGTGTCGAGTCTGGTAGCAAAGCAGAAGTAATCGGAAACGATTGCTTTCTTGGACAGATTGCATCGTTCATTGAAAATCTGCATCTGTCGTATCGGGAAGTGGTTTATGAAATACCATATAGAAACTTGGTTATCATGCAAAAGGATAAGCTGCATGTGGTGTATGGAGAGAGGGTGAAAAAAACATCTGGAAAGGAATTAATAAATCGTAGAGGAAGGAAATAGGCATGGCCAAACTATATTTTAAGGTAGCAAGTGACTGGGAAGAAGTTGTAAGGCTCCGTAATGAGATTGAAAGGCTCAAACAGGCCTTAAAGGGCATGGATAGTACACAATCCCCTGCTACTTTCAAGTCTCTTAATACCCAGTTATCTACATCCACTCAACGCATGAATGAGTTGGTGACTAATGCTGCGAAAGCTGGTGCCGAAATGGAGAATGGTTTCAAAAAGAAAATCTTCGATGCCTCCCAGGTAGTGAATGGTTTCACAGAGAAGATTCTTGCTCAAAAAGCGGTAGTTAAGGATATTGAAGCGGATGTAAAACGACTTGGGGATGCTTATCGTATAGCATTGAAAAGGAATCCGTTATCAGCAAATAGCAAGTTAGAAGAATACAATGCTGCCCGCAAAGCTCTTGATGAAGAAAAGGCGGCTTTATTTGGATTAACCCAACAACAAGCCGAAGCGCGTCTTTCCGTAAAGAAACTTCGGGATGAATACGCCCTTTACAATGATAATGCTAAGGAAATCGTAGAAAGTAACAACGGTATCGCTATTTCTTGGAAGAAAGCATTAGCGGTTATTGGTGGTGCTGGAGTATTAAAGGCATTAGGTTCTGAAATGATTCGTGTTCGTGGAGAATTTCAATCCATGCAGACTGCTATTGAGACTATGGTTGGAAAGGATATGGCAGGGCAACTGATTCCGCAAATCAAGGAGCTGGCTAAGATTTCTCCACTTACTATGTCAGATATGGTTGGAGCAGAAAAGATGATGCTTGGATTTAACATACAAGCAGAAGACACTATCAAATACTTGAAAGCCATTAGTGATATTTCTATGGGGGAATCCAGTAAGTTCAATTCGCTGACTTTGGCATTTTCACAGATGTCAGCAGCGGGTAAATTTATGGGGCAGGATTTGAATCAAATGATAAACGCTGGATTCAACCCGTTACAGATTATCTCCGAAAAGACCGGAAAATCTATTGCAACTTTGAAAGATGAAATGTCTAAAGGGGCTATTTCCGCAGAAATGGTACAACAGGCATTCATTGATGCAACTTCTGCTGGAGGTAAGTTCTATAATATGTCTGAAAATGCTTCAAAGACTATCAATGGTCAGTTGTCTATGATGCAGGATGCTTTGGATAACGCTTTCAATGAAATGGGACAGAAGTCGGAAGGTGTCATAATGAAGGGTATTCAGATGACTACTTCACTGATTCAGAACTATGAAACTGTTGGCAAAATATTGGCTGGACTGGTGGCTACCTATGGTACATATCGTACTGCTGTGATGTTGGTTACTGCTGCTGAAAGTAAACATACTCTTGTGGAGATAGGGCTTACTAATGCCCGTATATTGGCACGGAAAGCGCAACTGGCCTTGAATGCAGCCATGCTTACTAATCCTTATGTGTTATTAGCAACTGCTGTTGTTGGATTAGGAGCTGCTATGTGGGCTTTCCATGATTCTACAACAGCAGCCGAAAAAGCTCAAAAACGTTTCAATGAGAAACAGAAGGAAGCTGCCAAACAAGAACAAGAGCATAAGCAGAAGATTGATTCATTGGTAGAAAGCTCCCGTGATATTGCTTTGGCTGATTTACAACGTGGGCAAAGTTTGGCTGAACTTCGCAAGGAGTATCCTAAGATATTCGATAAATACGATATTGAGACTATAAAACTTGCGGATATTCTTAAATTGAAACGTGAAATTGCAGAAGAAGATGCAAAACGTGCAGGAGAAAAAAAAGAAAAAGAGTTTTCTGATATTGAGAAGGAAATCAAGTATTATGAAAACCTTCTAAAGTCATTATCTGGTCAGCAGGGTGTTGATGGATATGTGAAAAAGCTGAAAGAATTACGAGCAACTCGTGATGTAATGCTGCAAGATAAAGGGAAAGGCATTTCCGAACAATTCATATCCAGTTTAAAGGATATTGATATTAGCGAATTTGACCGTTATATCTCTGAACTTGAAAAGAGAATCAAGGGACAAGGCGAGAACGGAAAAATAAAACTACGATTGCCTATTGATGTGAAAGGTTCTCTGTCTGATGAAGCCATATACGAAGTAAAGGATATAAAAACACTTATAGATACAGCTAAGTCTACAAAACAAACTCGTATTGATGCTGATAAAAATAAAACTACCTATCAAGAAGACCTTGTCAAAGCAAAAAAAGATTGGGAGAAAGCAAAGAAAGGGTACGAAACACTTTTGAAAGATCAAAAAGCTACATCCGAGCAAGTGAAGAATGCCCGTGATGAAATACGGGCAAAAGAAAAAGCCTATAAGGATTTAGGTGGTATCACTGGTAGCTCGTTGACCAAACAAGAAAATCAAGCCGATAAACTCCGCAAAGACCAGCAAAAATCAGCCGAAGAACTTCTTACTCTTCGCCGCCAAAATCAACAGGACGAAATCAGTCTGATGAAAGAAGGGACAGAGAAGAAACTGAAACAGATAGATTTAGGCTATCAGAAAGAGCTTGATGCCATAGAGAAGCAGCGCACTGAATGGGAGAAGACACAAAAAGGGAAGTTGACAAGTGGGCAGGAATCCCAATTATCCATATCGGAAGAAAACGCTTTCAAGGCATATCAGAAGAGTGTATCGGAAACAAACAAGGAAAAGTTAGAATCCGACCGGAAAGCATGGCAGGAATATTTCATCCAATTTGGTAATTATCAAGAGAAACGGAAGAATCTTATTCAAAAGTATGATAATGAAATAGCTAAATTGGAAGAACATAGTGCTGAAAGAGCTACTAAAATTGCTGAGAAGAATCAAGCAATAGATCAGCTGGACGAACAGTTCGGGAAATCTACTCATGTCATGGCTGATTTGTTTGAAGATGCAAGTGAAAAGAGTGTATCATCTATTCAAGATATTATTGATAAGTATGAATTGTTAATCAAGTATATGTCTGGAACGGATGAGTCAGTATCTCTTATCAATTTAAAATCAGTAGGTTTCACAGACAAGGATATCGCAAATCTTGAGAATGGGACAATCAATATCAAGGATATAACGGATGCCATAAAAAGGCTAAAAGAAGAAGTTAAAGGTAAATCCCCTTGGTTATCTTTTTTCTCGGATATGAAAAAAGGAATCGATGATATAAAGAATGCTAATGGTGATACAAGGAAGCTCGGCCAGGGCATATCAACTATAGGGGGAGCTATAACAGAGTTTTCTCCTGCTATCAAACAGTTTGGGAGTGATATATCTTCCATATTTGGAGAAGATTTGAACGATGAAATAAATAACGTTATTGACGGTCTTTCCGGTCTTGGGCAAACGGCAGTAGGAGTAGGACAAATAATGTCTGGAGATATTGCCGGAGGTATCATGAGTGCTGTAAGTGGAGTCTCTCAGCTTGTCAATGCAATGGGTAATTTGTTCGGGCCGGACGGTACCGCTTATTATGAAGGAGTAAAGGAACAGCTTGAAGCAATAAATAAGGTCTATGATCGTATTATTGACAAAAGCAAGGAAGATATAGTTTTCGGTGGTGGATTTGCATCTGTTCAAGCAGCTACACGAGCCATGGATAATTACGAGAAGAAAGTAATCAATCTCCAAAAGATTGCCGCAGCTTCAGGGCGTGCCGGTGCAAGTTGGAAGTCTCATAGTGCGGAATGGCATTCTAACAAAAATGTTGGTGCAATAGGTGGTTTTGAGCAGATGAGCGACATCCTAGGTAAATCAATAAGCTCCATGACAGACTTGTATAGTTTGTCAGGAGATGAATTGTTCCTTATTCAGTCCCAAATGCCGGAAGCATGGAGCTTGATTGATGCCAGAATCCGTGAAAATTTGGATAGCATCGTAGCCTGTAAAGATGAAGCGAATGAACTGAGGGATGCTCTTAATCAAGCCATGACAGGGGTTGATTTTGATTCCTTCTACAATGGGTTTATTGATCAGTTATCCGATATGGATACTTCTTTTGAAGATATGTGTGATAACTTTGAGGGATATTTACGTAAGTCAATCATGGCGGGGCTAGTTGCTAGCCAGTATCAAGACCGTATAAATGCTCTTTATGAACAATGGAGTGATGCTGCCCAAAGCGATAAGAAAATAACAGAAGAAGAAGCAAATGCATTGAAAAATCAATATCAGCAGATTGTCAATGATATGATGCGTGACCGTGAAGAAATGGCTAAGTCTTTCGGTTGGGATGCTTCTGTTACTTCTCAGGAATCGTCAAAGAAAGTATCCGCATCGGTCACCCAAGATTCTATAGATGAGGTGTCCGGTCGCTTCACTGCTCTTCAGATCGCCGGTGAAGAAATCAAGAATCAAATGATATCTGCTGTAGTTGGCATTAATTCCCTTATTGGAATCTCATCATCTGGTAATGAAATCCTAAATAACATTTTAAATCAACACGTTATTTCCAACAACTACTTAGATGATATTGCAAAATATACTAAGTTGTTGAATGATATAAAAACAGATATTTCGGAGGTTAGGGCCAATACCAAAGGTTTATCAACACGTTAATATTGAATCTTATAAAAATATAGAAATATGCCCAAAGGTGAACTTTTTATAAACAACAAAGATGCCTATGATAACTGGGGAATCAGCATGGATACGTCTTCTCTATCAGCATTGATG